GCGTGCGGCTGACTTCCTCTCCTTCGTAGGAGACTCTGGCGTGCCTGTAGTCAAGGATGCTTTGCTGCTGAAGCTACAGAACAAAGCCTTCAACGCTGATGGTGCCCTTAAGCCAGAAGCGTACGCCAAGTTCCTCACCGACAACCGCGCCTCTATTGATCTGGTTCCTGGGCTTCGACAGGAGCTAAACAACATAGGGAACACGGCAGAGCAGATAAACGCAACACGCGCAAGGCTGGACATGCAGGTACGTGAGGCCGACATGAAGCAGGCAGATAACTACCTGAAGGCAGTCAGTAGCCGTGGGCTGAATGCCGCGATAGGGGACATTCTGACCCGTCCTGAGAAGTTGGTGCAATACTCTGCAACACTGAAGAACCTTGATCCTGATAGCGCACAGCGTGTGAGGAATGGCATAAGGACTGCCTTGCTTAACAAGGCGTTTGAGAGCACTCAAGGCGCTCAGGCGTTCATTCAAGCCAACCCTGATGCGTTCAGTACCTTCTTTGGTTCTGCTTACGCCAAGAACGTAGAAGCTCTAGCACAGGCTTCTGATATTGTACGCTCCATAGACACAAGCAAGATGAGCTTTGCTTTCTCCTTCAAAGAAGCTGACATGCTACAGAAGTCTACAGGCAGCTCTATCCCACAGATTACCTCTACGCTTCGGGATAGGATAGCAAGCAACACACACAAAGCGACTATCCTGTTGTCCCGTTGGGTGACTAAGAGAACTGCCGACAAGAGAGACGCGGGGATGATATCGCTGCTGTCGTCGCCTGAGGCTCTCGACAGGCTTGCCAAGACAGCAGAGGCCTACAGGGCTAATCAGATTGACCTGAAACAGTTCGCTGAACGGCTAGGCACCATCAGCGCCTTCGCCATGCTCCGTACTACTTCGATGGCAGTGCAGGGCGCTGAAGTAGCTGAACAGACCCCTCGCCAGTAAACGACAGACATAAAAAAGCCCCGTAGAGACCACACTCTACAGGGCTTAAGAGTAAACCAAATCAGTTTAAAACGCGATTTTAAACCATTTCAGTTTAACGTGTCGGCCCACTTCGGTGGGCTTCTTTTTACCCCAGAGGGGGTGCTTCTGTCCGCTATACTGCGGCTCAATCAATATCAATGTGGTACTGGTTCATCAGTGCAAAGAACTTCTCAAATACTCTATCCACTGCCTCATGCCCTGATACTTCTTGCCCTGCATCTATGTCTGTCTCTATCTGCCTTTCAATAGGCTTCCTTACGTTGTAAGCCATCTCCCAGAGCACTTGTGTCATGTAGCGTGCCTGTAGTACCTCTCCGAACTTCCTGTATTCTTCAGGTTCATCCAGATCAAACTCTAGCGTAGCCTTCATACCCCTCCTGAACCCTGTGTGCTTATTGTAACTGCTCTATGAATCTTGTCAAGAGATTACTTCAGATTAGAACCTGGGCACCGTACCTAGTTTGTAGAGCTTCCAATCAAGAGGAGTGCTACCGTAAGCGGCGTACAGCTCGGCCCCTGTATACGGCTCCAAGTTCAACCAGTTGACTACTGAAAAGCCTACCTCTTCCTTCAGCAATACTCTGTAACAAGGGGTGAGTCCCGTCTCTATTGGCACGAACACATCCCCAGTGTCTCCTGCCTTAACAAAGACCCTACCGTCTGGCAGCTTGGCACCTACCCAGATGTTAGCTTCCTTACCTGTCTCATGCTGCTCAGGCACCAGTCTGGCCTGACATAAGAACCTGTTAAGCAATTCCATCTTAATGCCCGGTGTCTCTGGTACGTTGTAACCATCGAAGTCCCGTATTACCCAAGCCTCAAAGAACATCTCGTCTACGATCCAGTAGGGCAGACCACAGAAGCCCCCATCACCCCACTCCTTGCCCCAGCTGTTCTGCACCAGGAACTTACCTGCGCTGTCGTCATACCCTACGATAACCATGTAGTGCCCACCAGCGGTGCTGAACGTGCTGTTGAGTCCTTTGTAGTCGTGTAGCCGCCATGCTCCCTTGAGTCCAAACAGTGACGTAGTCACCATCATCGCAAACATCACTGGCATCCCCTCATCCAGTGCCGCCTTGACTCGCATGATCCTGTCGTGTCTATCCAGCCCTTGATGCAGCCAGTTGACGTAGACGGCCTCATACCGCTTCACCTTGGCCTCTGCTGCTGCCTTGAACATTTCATCACTGGGTATTACGTCCTTAAAAGCCTCGGTGTAGTCGAAATCCACCTCAGAAGGGATACCGTAGCGGTACGCAGCCTTTAAGGCATCCCTTGGTATCATCCCTTCTGGCGAGTCTTTGGTGAAGCCACTAATGGCCCTTCCTACGTTATACACAAACATCCTAGACAAGTCTATGCTCTGCCCGTGCTTGTTTGCCAACCACTCACAGGCGCTCCCTACCCCATTAGCTACACACGTACCGTAGGAGCCTTGATCTTCTACTTCCTCCACGTTAGGCATCAAGTCTACACTGGCGGGGAAGCCGCTGGTGCGCTTAGGTACAAACGGTATATCGCGTTGATCTGGCTGGGACGGTAGCGTGCTTACTGTATAATTTATTGTCATTGAGCCTCCTCAATCAGTTTGTTGAGATACCACTGCGCCTTCTGCAAGTCCTGCTTGGGCTTGCCCTTGTAGTTGTAGCGCCACAGGTACTTCAAAGTGTTGCCCTTCAAGTAGCCCTTGAACTCCTCTGCTGACATCGAGGCCTTGATGGCTTCAATGCACTCCACCTTACCGGTGTTGTAGTGCTCTGGTCGGTTCACTTCGTCATTCTTAGGCGCTTCGTCTACAAAGCGAGGGACGCGCCTGTCGCGTAGAGTCTCAGCGTACCTAGAGACATCCAGCCGCTCCCGCATTAACTCATCCCACTCTTTAGCTGTTCCTGACATCACAGACCTCCGTATTTACGTTTAAGGTAAGACATAGAGATAGGCATTTCGTCAAAGGCACCGTTGCGTACATCGTTCAACATCCACACTCCCCGCCAGCTCTCATTGCCTTGATTGCCCAAGTAGTCTTCACTGTGCTGGTAGAAGATGCCTGCAAAGATGCCTGTCATACTCGTACCGTCTGCACGCTTGCCGTAGGCTATATCCCTGTCCTGCACATGCCCCATGATACAGCTCATGTGCTTCTTGGTCAGTAGCGCCCTAGCACTCGTTACTGGCCTTCCCATAGCCCCTGAAGCAAAGTAGTGGCTAAAGGCTACCCCCTCTATGGTGACTACATCAAGGAATGGGTACACCTCAAAGCCCCACTGCTCTAGCCCTAAGTCTTCGTAGCCTAGCATCCCTTCCAGTTTTGAATCGTCCTCTACTGCGCGGTGTATCCTGCCTTCGTGATTCCCTAGCGTGAACACTAGGCGAGGCTTCCACTGCTTCTCCTTATTGCGCCTGAGGCGCTCCTGCTCCTCCAACACGGGTGCCATGAACAATGCCATAGCCTCACGCCCTGCTGCAATGTCGTTGATGTATCTACGCCCTTCAAACGACTTCTTACCCTTGTCGTAACTACTCAGGCTTGGCATGTCCCAGTGGTCGCCTATGAATACTATTGCGTCAGGCTTCCTGTCTACTGCGTATCTCCCTGCCCACAACAAGTGGTCTATCGGTACTCCTGGTTTTACCTGGGTGTCAGGTATCACAAGAATGCGCATAGCGGCTCCTTAGTAGTAGTCCTTAGGTGCAAACAGGTTTACAACCAGCCCTGCCAGCATGCAGGGAAGCCATGCTACTGCTACCATTGCGTGTAGCAATGGGTTTACTTCAGGTTCTTCTTCTACCCAATTCAGAAACAACAACACACCAATCCCTACATAAGTCAACAAACAGAACAGTGGAAACGACATATCATCCTCTCAAGCGTTTAGGTAACGTGTGCGGGGTGTAGTGCTCAAAGCCATTCTTATCTGCCCACTGCCCCATTGTGAGCCTAGTGCCGTCTGTCCTGCGGGGTGATCCCGGCATAGGCGTTCCTGCGTCCATAAAGACAAACACCAGACGCTCTGACTCGTTCAAACCCTTCCGTACATCTACATACTTTCTTGCTTCGCCTCTGTCCCTGAAGCGGCCCTTAGCCTCAAAGTAGTAATCTACTTCTGCTATCTTCCTGTGGAAGTCAGGGTAGTACGTCTTCTGCTGCACATACGCCACGCCGCTAGGGTGAAACTCTGCGCTCTTCAGCGGCCCTGTAGCAAGGTCGTATTCAAACCAACTATCATACCCTTTAGGTGGCTTAGTCTTCTTACGCTTTGCTGTCATACAGGCTCCACTGGCGGTTGCCACAGTTGATTAGGGATACGCCTAAGCCACAGTAGCCTAGCGTTCTCCAGCGCCCTCTCAGGGCTTCCTAGCAGCTCTACGCACTTGGCGTACATCTTGGCTTCTGTGTCCAATTCTGCCAGTGCCTTCAGCGCCTTCTTGGGGCCAATGCCGTACACCCCTTCGATGTTATCTATCCTGTCTCCTACCAGTATCTGACAATAGAAGTTCAGGATGGCTTCCTTTTGCGTCACGTAGTAGCGTATGCGCTTGACGAAGTTATAGTGCCATCCTGGAACCTGATCAAAGTCCTTGTCGATTGAGCAGATGATAGCGGTATTGCCTCTAGCCGTAGCTTCGATGGCTATTCTATCGTCTGCTTCCTCGCCTTTGGACAGATCGGACGGGTGAGAAGAGAGCAAATGAGCGCGAATGTCGTCAAGATGCTCAGGCTTCTCAGCCGTCCTATTGCCTTTGTACTCCTTAGTGACAGCTATATCCTTCCTGTAGTTCTCTTTACCACTGATGAACACGGTGTAGTCTTTGATCTCAGGGTCTACTTCACTTACCATATTGGTAATGTACCCGTCAGCTATTCTTTTCATGTCATCCAGTGATTCAGCTTCCTTGCTGAACACCGTCCTGTAGCAGATTATGTCGCCGTCAATGAGGAGCATAACTTAGAGTGGAGCGTTGTCAGCCATGTGATTAGGCACAAACTCAATCAAGTCTGTGATTACCAGCTCCAACAGCGTTGGTGAGCGGTCTGGAGCACCTACTGGCTTGCGTTTGGGGATGTAGTAGCTGACGATTACGTTAGCCTTAGTGCCGTTGCCTACCACTGCCTTGAGTGGTTGCTTGCGGGTGTCGAGAGGGACGATAGGGTACAGTGACTTGCATACAAAGAAGGCACCCTTCTCTGGCTTGTCAGCACGGGTCTTTGCTTGCAGACCGAGTGCTGTGAGCTTCTCTACGTTCTCTGGGGACAGGTTGGTAATGTCAACTTGGTACTTATCTGACATGGTGTTCTTGGTATCAAGAGCGGCCCACATTAGGGTTACATCGGTCAACTGCACTTTTGGATTAGCCATTTTAGTTTCTCTTTTGTAGTTACTATTTAGTTTGTACTGCTGTGCTACTTTACTTCTCTGACTGCTCTGTGTCAATACCCTGCTTTTATTATAAGAACTTTCATGTCTAGCGTTAGGCGGTCAGCTTCTTTGACTAGGCAATCCAATCTAAACTCAGGAGTTATTACTGCTTCAAGTGCTGCTACTTCATCCCCTTCACCGTAATCGCCACTGTATAGCCACTCAACATCGTGTAGGGCCTTTGCTACTTTGTGCAAATGCTCGGCAAAGGCTCGCTGTAAGGCCGTCCTCGCCCTCCCCCGTACTTCCTCCGCAGCATCTTCTACGCGTGTGTACAAGTAACCCAAACTACCGCCCGACATATCGCCTCCTAGTGGGTCTGTGCCCAATTTAGTCCTGCTTTGTACTCGCCTGCCAGAGGACACCTCATACTGAAGTGTTCCCCTGCCTTACGTATAGCGTCTGCTCCCATCTGCCCTACAGTCTCTGCCTGCTCTGGTGTTGCTTCAATCTGCCACTCGTCGTGTATGTTCAACACAAAGGCAGGATCAATACCAGCAGCCCGTAGATCGTTGTAGAGAATCACTAGCGCCTTCTTCATCACAATGGCCCCTGCTCCCTGCAATAGTGTGTTCAATGCAGCGTGTGCGCTGCGTACCCACAACCTCCTACCGTCTAAGCCAGGAAGATAACCCCTTGCTGCCAGTGTGTCTACCTTTGACTTCAAAGCCCGTAGAGCTGGAGTAGCGGCCATGAAGCTGTCTATCATCTTCTGCCCTTCTTTGTATCCGCCGCCTGCTATACTGCCGATCTTACCCGGCCCTGCTCCGTACAGGAAGGCGTAGATAAACGTCTTCGCATCGTCCCTGCTCGACAGCCCCGCTGCCTTCTGGTTCATCGTGTGTACATCAGTGCCTTCTTTACTACTGCCAGACACTACAGCGTTAACGTAGTCCATATCCCGCATGTAATGTGCCAGCATCCTAAGCTCCAAGCCGCTAGCGTCTATCCCTACCAACACCTTACCCGGTGTGGCTGCAAACAACCCCCTGCACTCCTTCCCTAGAGAAGTCCCCACCTTAGGCACCTGTGCCAAATTAGGGCTTAAGTGTGTCATGCGCCCCGTAGCGGCTCCGTTGGTGATGACCCTACCGTGTATCCTACCGTCTTCGGCTACTGCCCCGTTCCAGCTAGCTACAAGCCCTTGCCGCTTCTGTATCGTAAGGTACTCGTTCAGCAGCTTGGCCTCTGGCGTGTCCAGCCCCGCCAGTGTGTCCTCATCAATCTTGTAGCGCCCTGTATCTGTCCTGCCAGTGAGGCTGTGTCCTAGTCCCCACTCAAACATCTTCTCTACTATCTGTATTCTGCTGCCTATGTTGAAGTGCTCCAGCCTTGGCTTCAGAGGCTTCTTCGTAGCTATGCTGTACTGCTGTACTTCTCTTGGTGGGCATAGCCGTGCGAAGTGTGCCTCCAGCTCTGCCATCCGGTACTCAACTGCTTCTAATAGCGCCTTCCCTGCTTCTTTCCGGTAGTAAACTCCCCTTGCTACCTGCTTCTCTATAATGAAGGCTACCTCATGCTCCAGCATTACTGCTTCAGCTGAAGTCTCATACTCCTTTATCTCTTGCAATAGTGCCTTATGTGTTGCTCTGGTAACTTCTATGTCCTGCTTGCAGTACGTTGCCTTTGCTTCATCTAGTGGGCTGTCGTGATCGGTGTAGTCTCCTTTGGGAAGCCCCAGACGGCCTCCCCAGGCATCAAGGCTATGTCCTTCGACCCTGTCAGGGTAGTTCACACGGGAGACCAGTAGCGTATCGTACATCTTGCTGAAGGGGATCACTACGCCCCAGACCCGCTTCAGTACAGGGGCGTCGAAGCTAACTATGTCGTGTCCGATAACAGTGGTGCTGTTAGCGATCAACTGCTTCAACTCGGTTATGTCAGTGATTATGTAGGGGGCTTCCCCGTCCTTGGCGACCCCTGCACACCAGACAGTGTCATGGGCATAGTTGGTTTCGATGTCCAGATAGAGATTCATTCATCCTCGCCCCCGTAGTAGATATCGCCCAGTTCTTCAAACTTGCGTAGATCAGCTCTTTCGGTTACTTCAAAAGAGCCACGCACACTCTCGTAGCACGTATCACACAAGTCAAGGAACTCCTTCGACTCGGCATAGCGCCTGGTGGCTTCAAAGTCACTCAGCGCCCTCTGACAAGCTAAACATCTCATAACTTACCCCACTGATTCGCCATAGCTTCTGCAATACCCTTGTACGTCCTGCTACGTTCTTTCCACCTATCGGGAGAAGGAGACATCATGTGTACCTTCGCCTCTCTGCCCTCTACTATGTCGGTAGGCGTTAGCTTTGGCAAGCCCTTCAGCCATAGACAAGTCGCCTTTGTTTCGCCATGCCCAAATTGCCACGGTTGTATGATCTGATCTGGCTTGCGTATCTTACTGCTGATGATGCTTACAGGGTTCTCCAGTGCTATCTTCGGGATGTCGGCCGTGAGCAGTGCCCTTACGAAGTCCAGTGCCTCAGCTTGTTCTACTCCCTTCTCCTTGAACCACCTAGCGCCACTGACTGCCAAGTGCGTACAGGGAGGGTGCGCTATCATCAAGTCCCACCCATCCCCGATGATATCCCTAACATCTCCTTGATAGTGCAACCCCTCTGCCTCTGATGGTAGTAGGTCGCAGCTCATGGCGCAGTGTCCTAGGCGTGTAAAGGCGTCCCTCACTGTACCGCTGAACTCACAAGCAATAAGTATACGCATGTCTACTCCTTTGCTGTTGTGCTATCAGTGCTATCATTTAAGCTCTCCAGTGTCTCCGCCTGTGGCGTCTGTTTGTCTTTTCGGTGCTTCCTGGCGTTAGCACACCACGGACAACTCCCGTGGCTTCTGCAACTCTTGTCAAAGCGTTTAGAGCCAGTATACCCCCTTCGCTTTGTTCTGGCCACTATTGCGTCACCTCCCCGGCTTCAACCTGCCCCGGCATAGACCAGAACGAATTGGAACCAGACTGCCGCACCACCATGCCAGCAGCAGCAGGATCAATGCACGCACGATCAACGCCATGTATGCCCCTGCGGTGACGGTCAAAGTTTGCCACTGTGCTGAAGAACTCCTTACAGCTTGGACACTGGCAACGCTTGCCGGTCAATGCCGCTTTCGTCTTGTTCACAGAATCCCCCCGCCCTTCGTAAGTACACAAACAACACAGCCGATTATCGACACCAGCGCCACACAGCAGAACAGCAGCACGCGAAGTGAAGCAGCAGCGTAGCCCAAAGACTCAAGATTCCAGACAATAAACAAGGCCAGGGAAAAGCACAGACCGCACAAGGCAGCCAACAATGCAGGGTAGTTAATCATCATCCCCCTCCGCCATAAGCGCACCCGCTGTAGTGTTTCTGAAAAGAAAATGATTGATGATACGCACTGCTGAAGCCCTTGCTATGCCCTTGATCGGATTGAAGTCCGCCATGAGAAAATCAACAACCTCAACAGCTCTGTCTTCGTCACCGGTCAGAAGCCACTCATGCATCAGCTCTGTCTTCTCTCCTGGGGTACACAGGCTCACCAGCTGCGCGTAGAACTGCTCTTCTCCGCCGATGGTAAACCCGTAGGTGCCGTCCTCTGTCTCCCTGAGTATGCCATCGTCCGCGCCATACACGATGGCTCGCTTGATCTTCGTGTCCAACGTACTGGACGGTGTTGTTGCTGGCGGTGCCGGGGCCACACCGAATGCCTTCTCCAAGTCTTGGAAGGCTTCTTGATGCGCCCTCAAGCTAGTGAGGATGTCCTGCAAACTCAATTCTTGTGCTGTAGTCATAATATGCCTCATAGTTGATTTTCCAGCTCTGTCATCCGCCCTGTCTGGCGGTTGAATTGCAATAGCGTAGCCACCCCACTACTGCCTGTCAAGCGGTCTTTCAGGACTCGCAGCGTCAAAAGGTCACGCTTGCTTGGTTCCTCGTCTTGCGTGTTGCGCTCTACAGCCACGACTGCATCTGACAGCTGCGCAATGCTGCCACTGCCGCGTAGTAGGCTCAGTGTCACCTTGGCACCTTCTTCCAGTGGCTTACCATCTGGGCGGGTAAGGTGGCTTACAACGTGCAGGCTGCACCCTGTCTGCTGCACAACCTCTGTGCGCAGGCGAGTCATCAACTCGTCAATGCTCTGGCGTTCGTTACTTGTCGCGTTGCCGCTCACGATGATGCTAATGTGATCCAGGATCAACAACCTGCATCCCATAGCCTTCGCCATGTAACGCAGGCGGCTGATCACGCTATCGATCTGGCTGCTGCCCCAATGATCCCACAGCTGCACTCTATGTCCGAGGCCCAGGGAGTCAAACGCAAGGTCAACCTCATCCGGCGTGTACTCTACGCCATCAATGTGCATTCTCTTGCCCATGTGAAGCCCTGCCAAGCCTCTGAGAGTGCGTTCTGGGGTCTCTTCAAGGAAGGCAAGGCCCATGTTCCACTCAGTCTGCTGAAGGGCGTGTATGACGATCTCGCGCAGCACAGACGACTTACCTACGCCAGACCCTGCGCACCATGTCACCAAAGTGCTGTCATACACGCCCCGCAGCATGTTGTTGAGACCTTTCCACGGATAGAGAAGGTCAGGTGCCGCTATAGGCTTCTTAAGCGCCTCGCGTAGACTTTCAGCAGCTACGATGCCGTCTGGCACATAACGCTCGGCCTTCCAGAAGGCGTTCATAAACTCACCTGTCTTGCCCTTCTGGTAATACTCGCAAGCGTCTTTGATGCCCTGCGGGTGTCTCATCACACGCGACTTCCCGCCGAACAACTGCGCTACCTCTTTAGCTGCTGCCTGTCCTGCTTCATCATTGTCAAAGTTGATGACGATGTTCTCAAAGCTGTCGAGCCACTGGTAGGCTGCTTTACAGTCCGCCAGCGCACCTCTGGCTCCGTTCTTGATGCTCACCACCGGGTATTTGCTGCCCATCAGCTGGTAAGAGGCCATGGCGTCTTCTTCCCCTTCGCAAACGGTGACGTACTTGCCACTACCGGCAGGGAATAACTGCTGGCCGAATAGCAGCGCCAGCTTCTGGTCACCTACCCAAGGGAAAGTCTTGCCCTCATGGATGCGCGTCTTGATCGCGTTTGGTACTGTTGGGTTGTCTACGCCAAAATAACCGTACAACGTCTTGTCTGGCATGTGCTGAGTACTGAACAGCCGTGCTGTTGCGCCTGTGATCCCTCTTGCTGGACATCCTGGGAACTCGCCTGTGCTTAACTGGTGCAACACAGCTCCCCACGATGGCTTGGGCAGTGGCTTTGGCTCATAGCCTATGCTGTCACCACTTCCAGCTACTGCACCGTTCAGGAAGCCCTTGTTGCAGCTAAAGCAGTGAACCTTGCCGTTCTCATCAGTACTCGCGGCATCACTGCTGCCGCATTTGTCTTGGTCTGGGCAGGCATGGTGTGTCTTGATCCACTTACTCATTGATAAACCCCTGGCGTAGTGTGAGAGCATCTAGTGCCTGTTCATGCGCGTACAGCTCTGCTGCCATCTCTTCAATATCATCAGGCCACAGATCATACTCTACTGCTGCCTGTTCGGATGTGCTTGTTCCGTGCATCACCTCTTTGGCTGCACGGTAGAGCGCCTGATCCACCTCGCTCCAACGCGATAATACTCTTTCCAGTCTGCATGTGTACTGGTCGCCTTCTCTGAAATACGTTCTCATATCACCTCCACTGGTGTTGAACACATAATACCACATGATTTACTGCTTGACAGCCTTTGGATCACCGCTAAAATGCATTACACAAGCGTAAACACATGTTCTATTGATTATAACAATAAATGATAACGCTAGCGACATAGCGAACTGCCCTTTGTGCGCTTATTCTTATCTGCAATACGCCATAACCGCGCACTGCCATCCTCATCCGTGCCTACTCTGAATGCCCACGGCATGTGCCGCTCTCGCCACCTGTACGCTGCCTGTGTAATACGGTATTCCTCACCCGGCGGCATCACAAAGGATTGACCTATACCCATGCTACTAAATGGGTATTTCTCAGGTGTCTTATAGCCGCCCGGCGGCGGTTGATCTGTCAGAATCTCATACGCCATTGTATCCACCTTCCGATATGTTCCTCTGCCATTTGTGCACCTTGACGGCAGACCTGCCACCAGTAGAGGCATCGTACTTGTCGGCATACAGCATCAGGTCGCCCCCAGCGCCGCCATCACTTACTGTGTACAGCCTGTATGTGAACGCCATAGGCGGCAGCACCTCAATAATGCCCCCCTTTGCCAGGTAAGCCCTTTTGTGTCTCTCTACTGCCGCCTGTTCGGCTTCTTTGGTGTGGTTCGGACGTAATGACATAACGATCTCCTATGCGCTGAACACAATGACTGTGAGAATGAAACCAATAAGACCCATACAAATAGCAAACGCTACGAACTCACCGATGATCCCTAATAACCCTTTCATACTACCTCCTCCGGTTGTTTTACTGCAATAAAGCATTTAGGCGCCTCCACGAACACTGCTATTGGCGCACCGCCATGCCCCCACCACTTATTTGCAGCTTCCTGTACTGCTGGCGTGAGAGACCTACTGCAAGTGTCCCCATGCTGGCAGTTTGCATAGAAAGGGCACCATGTTCTGTCTTCAAAGCACATCATATAGAATCCTCATGTTCCTGCGGGTTATGTGTTTTTAGGTGTCAAAAAGTGGTCAATCCTTACGGGCGTGCTGGCGGACACTCATCGATCGCCACTCCCATAGGCCATCCGGCAGGCTTCCTCATGTGTGTTTCCAGCCTGCATTGACTGCCAGTACACACAATCCTGCTCTGATTCCCGCGCCATGCTCAGGTATATCTTGTCCTGAGTGTCGGTGTAGTTCTCTCCACACAGGACAATGAACCGCCTGCACAGGTCTAGTTTGCGCTGCGCATACCCAATGTTGTCATAAGTACTCATTCCTGGTCCCCTGAGTTAGTAGTTCGCCACAATAAACGGCTTGTTGGTGTCGTCATAGTCGCCGTCTATCAAGATAAGCAACGTCAAGTCGGACACGTCCTGCATGGTCTCGCACTCTTCGCCTTGTTCTTGGTTGAATTCCGCCAGCGATTCATAGCGCGCGAAGTCGCAACATAGCGCCACAATGTCTA